GACTGGTATATCAAAGCCAATTATATTATGTCCAATAACTTCTTCAGTTTGTTTTATAAATTCTTCAAACCTATGCAGATTGTTTTCTTTAAACTGATAAAATGTATCACCATGTTTACAAACAATACACCAAACTTTATCTGCAGTTAATGTTGTTTCTATATCAAATACAACTTTATTAAAAGTCACTAGACTGTACCTCAATCAATCTTCCAGTATCATTGTTATACTTTAGATTACTACATGGTCCAGTTAATCCAGAAAATCTATTCTTTAATACTCTAACTCTAGTAGTACTTCTGACTTCTGGGTCATCATTTTGTGCATCTCTTTCAAGTCCAATAACAATATCACTTAACTGTCCTATACTTGCTGAACCTCTTAATTGTGATAGTGATGTTGCTGCACCCTCTTCATGTCCTTTGCCATCTGGTCTTCTCAAATGAGATACAACCATCATAGCAACACCAGTCTCTTGTACTAGAGTTCTAAGTCTAGTCATGATTTCATCTAAT